GATTGGACGCCTTTTCCAGATCGGTGATCATCGCGTCGACCGAATCGAGCGCCGCATCGTTGTCGTCGAGCCGCTTGTGAGCCTTGCCAAACGCAACATCCGCCCGGCTGTCGACGGATTCGATCCGCTTCAGCAGCTTGTCGGCGCGCTCGTCGAGACCGTGGTTGAGCTTGTCCATTGCGGACGCAACGGCGCTGAGCTTGGCGGACATCGTTTGGCTTCCCTCGGAACGGATTCGCCAGCGCTCGCGCTCGACCGCGGCGAGCTGGACCAGGATGAAGGCGCGCAGGACATCCATGCGGCGCGGCGGCGGATCGCCTTATTGGATCACGATTCCGAAATTGAGCGCGACGCCGGTTGCCGCAACGGTGTTGTCGCTGTCGGCGAACGCGCCGGTGAGACAGAACCCGATGCCGAGCGGAAACTTCATGTCGCCGGTGCCGAGTGCCACCACGCCGCCACCAACCGAGTTCGGCGGGATCGGCAACCGCAGGGCGGGAGTATCGGTCCCGCACGTCGGGGCGGTCGCCTTGTTGTAGATTTTGAGGAAGTATTGCGTCGCCGTCGTGTTGACGATCATGATGTTCTGCAGGAGCACCGGCCCGGCAAGGATGAGCGTCGAATTGTTTGTTGCCGCGCTAACGTAGCTGTACGGATTGGCCTGCATTTCCTGAGCGCGGGCCGGGGTGATGCCGGCGAGCGCGAGCATCGCGCAAAGCGCGACGATAAAACGTTTCATGGCTGCGTCCCTTAAGGTGCCGGCGTGCCTTGGGGAGCCGGTTGATTGGCCTGTTGGTGGATGTCGTGTGCCTCGCGGAGCGTGTCCCGTGCGAACTCCGCCGCCCCGATATGCGCCGCGCTGGCGAGATGCCCAGCCCGCGCCGCTTCGGTTCCCACGCCTGCCCGGGCCTTTTCGGCCTTGGCCAGCGTTTCCTCCACGCCGGCATGAAGCTTGGCGGTTTCCGCCGCGGTCTTGGCGTTCTTGCCGGCGAGCCCTTCGACCGTGAATCGCTTTGCGGCTTCCGCCATCGGATCGGGCGGCGGCGGTTTCGGCGCCATCATCTTCAACAGCTTGTCTTTTTCCGACCGCGGCAGGAGCGACATCTCAACGATCAGTTGCGGAGAGAAAGTGCCGGGCGGATAGCCTTTGAGCTGGTCCGCAGTCTCCTGCATCATGGTCGCGATGTCGGGACCTTCCTCCAACACGATATCGACATCGAGCGCGCCCAGCGCATTGATGATCGCGGGACGCCCTTGTGCATCGAGGCCGAGCCCATTCAATTGAATGAACTGGCCCAGCGTGTCGTTGTTGGCGATCCTGATCCAGCGCTCCGCCGTCCAGTAGCGCTGGACCGTGTTCCAGATCGACCGATAGAGGCGAAGCTTCCACCCGCGACGGGCGAGAACGAACAGGCCCAGTTCGGCCATGCCGGGCTGGCGCAGCAACTCGATCGCGCGGCCCGAGAGGGTTCCGACGCCGCCTACGCCGGTCATTGCCGCGATGTTGGAATTCGCAAAGCCGTCCAGCTCGGCCTTGGCGTCTTCGGTGAATCCGGTGAAGGCCGCCAGGTCCTGCTTGGTGTCGAGAATCTCGAACGCACCGCCTGGATTGACTTCGACATAGCCATCGGGCCGCGTCACTTCCCGCCGGGCCGTCTCCACGTCGTCGACTGCGTTCTTGCTCGCCTTGATCAGTTTCGTGTTGGCGAGATGCAGCGTCTTGGACTTGCCCATGTTGAGCGCGTCCTGCGGACCTTTGAGGCCGCGCACGAATCCGTAGCGGTCGCCATCGTGGTCGACCGCCGCGGCGAACATGTGGAACGATGATTCCGACTTGCCCCGCTCATCGAAGAACGGGGACACGCCTTCGTCGAGCAGGATCGTCGAGACGTAGAAGGCCCAGCACCACTTTCCTTTGTGCTTATACCAATGCTCGACGAGACGCAGGCGTTTTGTGGCCGTCATCAGCCATTTGATTTCGCGATCCGCGTTCGTGGTGAGGTCGCTGTCGCCCTCGAACGCGCCGCGCAGCAGTTCCTCCTTGTCGGGAAACAACTCGATCGCGGTGTCGAGCGTCACCCACTTGGCGATGCCTTCGAATTGGTTGTCGGTAAAATCGAGCCGATAGGAGGTGCCGCTGTAGAAGTATTCATCCCCGATGACCCAATCGATCTTGAGGTCCGGGTCGCCTTTGTCGCCCTGGCGCAGCACCTTTTGGACACCGGCGACACCATCGATGCCGCATTGAAGCAGGCACCACCAGTCGACGCTTTTCCACTCATTGGCCTCCAGCACATAGCGAATGGATTGCGTGGCGATCTCGGCGCCCTGCTCGCTTTTGGGCGAGCGGGCCACGGCCTTCGCATCGGACCGCATGCGCTCCAGCAGCCCGACGATGCTGTTGAGCTTGCGCGATATGCGATTCCACGTCATCGGCGGCTGATGACGACCGCGCAGGATGCGCAGTTGATCCGCCGTGTAGTGCGCCCCGTGATAGTAGCGCCGCGCCTCTTTCTGTTCCTCGATCTCGTCGACCTTGGTGGTCAGATAGTCGATATACTGCCCGCGCAACGTGCGCACGGGCAGGAACTGTTCTTCGTCCTCGTCGCCCGCCGGCACTTCACGCTTTGCGCCCTGCTCGCGGTCGCCCTGCCCGACAAGCGGGGCAAGGCGAGCCGCATCGGCACGCGCCATTTCGAGCGGGGCGAATTCGGTGAGAGGCATGGGTTAAGGACGCTCGGCAACCAGCCGATCAGGCGGGCGCGTGAGGCTGGGGCGCAGGCTGGGGCGCGGGTTGCTGGGCGGCCTGCCGTTGCGCCTGCCGGTCACGATCGGCCTGCGCTTGCGCTTCCGCCGACACCGGTGCTCGCGCCTGCGCCAGCGCTTCAGCATGCACTTCCGCCTCGGTCCTCGCCGATCCGTGAGCGAGTTCTCTCTGCCGCTCGCGCTCTTTCAAGGCCGCCGCGTTGTCAGCCTGGGCCTTTTCCCGGCGGGGCGCGTCCGCCTCTTCGACAGCCTTCGCTTTCGCGTCGGCCTGCTGGGCTCGCAGATCATGCAGCTCGGCCGCATGCTTGGCGGCCAGCGCCGCGGCTTCCTCGTCGCGCTTGGCGGCGGCGTCCGCCTCTTCGAGCGTGGTGAACCCGGCCGCCCTCACCGCATGGAAGCGGGCAGTACGGGCGGCTGCGACGGCCTGCGCAACCTGCACGGCCGTGAGGGCGATCTCGGACTGCCCGATGTCCGAGCGCTGCGGGCGGAACACAGTGATGATCTGGCGCGATACCGGATCGAACAGATCGAGGCCCAGGCCGAAGGCATCAGGTGAGCCGACTTCCACGCCGGGATCGAGGTCGAGCGCATTGATCTGCTCGACCGTCGCGGCGACGTGCTCTTTCGTGTACATGACTTGTCCTTTCGTGTGGTGAAGGTGAAGCTTCCCCGTGTTGGCTGAATTCAGAAACCGTTGAGCCGCGCCATGGCGTTGCGCAGGGCATCGCGCGATATTGATTCCCGGCGCATGTAGTAGCCCGCGATTCCCGGCAGCGACGGCCTCGGATTGGCGATGCTGAACACCTTGCGCACGTCGGCGGGAACGCTCTGCTGCGCGAGAATCTTTGTTTGCGGATACGTCCGCTTGATGAGGCACAGAAGATCGAGATTGCCGATCTGATGCTTGTTCAGGATCAGGAACCCGCCGCCGGGCGGCGGCGCTGGAAGAAACATCGGTTCGAACATCTCACGCCTCCGCGCTGATCTTCGCGAGCGCCTTGTCCGAGATCGCGCCGCGCTTGGCGAGTTCTTCGGCCTTGCGTTGAGTCTTCGACTTCGGCTTGTCGTCGCCAAGCAGCGATTGAATATCCTCATACGCCTTGTCGAGCGCGTCGCAGGCCACATCGATGCCGTCGCCCTGGACCTGTTCGGCGATCTCCTTGCACCGATCGATTGCCTCTTGCGCCGTGTCGCCGAGCGCTACCACGGCACCCATCGCCGAGCAGGCCGATTTGTCGGGCACGTAATAATATTTGCCCTCGACGACCGCGAGATTGCGCAGCTTGACGTGCTCGCGCAGCTCCGGCGGAAACGAGACCGCGACCCAATCGTACATCGCGGTTTCGGACGTGAGCAGCAACTCCGCGCTCCACTTCGAGACGTACTCCGGCTCGATCAGCGTGCCTTCCGATCCTTCCCAGACGATCTCTGA